GAGTAATGAAAGATATGCTCATGGCTAACATGAAAGAAAACCAACAACTTGACATGAAGGGTCTTGATTCTCTTGTCAAGATGGCTATATCGCAACAAAAGGAGACGACCAATGATGAAGAAGGGTGATGGTTACTTGGAACATGTACTGAGTAAAAGTAAAACATTTGGAAATCCATTCAAGGAAGATGTCTGGGGTCCACGAAGTAAACGTGGTGTTCTAAGTGAATGGCCTGACTATTCATGGAAAATGCCGGAACCAACAAAAAAATCCCGTAAGAGTACTCTCTACGATTAATGGATATATGGGATGAAGTAGTTATTGGATTTAATGATGAAATAAACCAACTCAAGACTACTTTGGGTAATGGTTCAGCAGAAGATTACTCACACTACAGACAGATTGTCGGGTCCATATCTGGAATAGAATGGGCCAGAGATAATCTGACAACCATTGTAAAAAAACGTATCTATCAGGAGGATGATTAAAAGATGCAACAAGTTAGTATGGGTGCGGCTCTGAAGAACGATCTCTGGGTTACAGATCTGGAAGAGGTTCCTGATCCGAGTCCGCTACCTACGTTACCGGGATTTCATGTTCTGGTGCGTCCTGTATCAGTAAAGAGTGTAACCAAGGGTGGTATATTTATACCGGATTCAACAAAGGATGATATGTCTTACCTAACAACTGTAGCTCAAGTTCTTCAGTTGGGAGACTTGGCATATATGGATAAAGACAAGTTTCCCGGTGGTGCTTGGTGTACCGTGGGCGATTATGTATGTTATGGTAAACATGCCGGAACCAAGCTTTTCTATAAGGGTGTCCGACTTATCCTATTGTTTGATGACCAGATTATAATGAAGGTGGAAGATCCTAAAGATCTTGATCCTACTTTTAATTTAGGAAAAGGCTCTGCCTGATTTGGGAAATCCAACATAATGTGATATAATACTATATGGGCATATTTTTGTCTGAACGTAAATCGTTTGTCTCGTCAACAACGGAGAATAGCATGAGTGATGAAAAAGAAGAGTGGAATGAGGTGGAAATACCTGAATCCGAAGAAGAAGTAAAATCAGTTGAGTATGAAGTAGAAGATATTGATACTCCTCCAGAAGAGGAAGTTGTAGAAGCTAAACCAGAAGAAGCCCCTCAAGAATTGGAGGGTATTGAAACCAAGGGTGCTCAGAAAAGGATAAGACAACTCATCAAGCAAAGAAAAGATAGGGATGAGCAAATCCAAGCATTGATCACCCGGAATGAACAGTTAAATACTCATCTGCAAAGTAAGGATAAAGAATTATTTGATCTAAGTAAAACAAGCTTGGATACTTCCGAGAAACAACTTATAGATAAAGTAGAATTAGCAAGAAAGGTTTATCTGGAAGCTTTTGAGGACAGTGATAAGGAAACGCTCTTGAAGGCTCAAGAAGCTCTTAACGATGCACAGGCAGATTTAAAAATGATTAATTCTGCCAAAGCAGATTATCAGGAAGAGCCAGAGTCAGTACAGCCGGTTTCCCAGCCACCTCCCAGACCACAACAGACTTACGATCCCAAAGCTACGGAATGGGCGCAACAGAATGAATGGTTTGGTAAAGATACAATTAGAACGGCTGCGGCTCTTGCCATAGATGCAGAGCTTAAGGGAGAAGGATATGATCCTACTGATGACGAATTTTATGAGGAAATTAACAACAGGCTTCAAGAAGCTTTTCCTCAAAAGTATGAACGTGTGCAGGAAAATACGTCACAACCTGCTCAAGTGGTTTCGGGGGCTTCACGCTCGTCTCCGAACTCAAATAGGAAAGTCAAGCTCTCAAAAGAAGATGTGAGATTGGCACAGAAATGGGGAATACCACTTGAACAGTATGCCGCCCAAAAGCTTAAAGTTAGTGAAGCTGATGGCGAATATACTAATATTAATTAGGCGTGGAGGAAAGAAACATGACAACACGAAATGAATCACGTAGTAATACATTACGGGAAGAAAATACAAGAGAAGAAGAATGGACCTTTGAAGAACCTAATGCTCTAACTATTCCAGACTCTGTACAAGCAAGGTTTGCGAATGATGGCATGTCGTTACGTTGGATACGTATCTCCATTCGAGGTCAAGAAGATATTCAGAATGTAGGTAAGAAACTACAGTTAGGATGGGTCTTCGTAACTCCTGATGAAGTTCCTGAAATGGCTCTTACATCCTTCGTGAGGGAAGAAGGCAGGTATCAAGGTGCAGTCTGTCGTGGAGATGTGGCCTTGGTTAAAATGCCAGCCGGTAAGGTAGCGGCCAGACAGAAATATTATGAGAATAAAGCTAACGATCAGATGGATGCAGTAAATGCACAATTGATGAAGAGTTCTGATTCTCGTATGCCTATTTCTAATACTAGTCGCTCTGTAACAACAAGAGGAAGAGTTCCTTCTTTTCAGGACTAATTCTCGCAATTAAGGAGATGAAACATGTCTACTACTAAAGCATTTCGTGGTTTCATTCCTGCTCGTATGAAGGGTGGCAGCTACAGCAATGAAGCTGTTACTGACATGATCACGCTTACCTCAACAGGTCAAACGGGATCGCCAACTAATAACATTTTCACGGGTGATCCGGTAGTGATGCCGGGGGCAAACTTTGCCACTATTTCACCTTATATTGCGGCTACTTTGAAATCCTCTGGTGTTTTCATGGGTTGCCAATATGTAGAAAATGGAGAACAGAAGTTCTCTCGTTATTGGCCAGGCGGAACGAGTGCCACGGATATTAAGTTCTTCGTGATCACTAATCCTGATCAGGCTTACTACATTCAAGCTTCTCTATCTTTATCAGCAGCAGAGCTGTTAATTGTAAAGAACTATAATGTAACTGTAAGTTCAACTGCAAGTTCTGGTAGCACTGTCACAGGTCAGTCAAGTTACTATCTGGACGGCGCTTCTGGTACTGAAGCAACAGCGGCTGTACGTGTTATTGGCAAAGCTAAGTATCCTGACGAAAAGGATTCGGATGCTTATCCAATTGTCGAGTGCTGGATCAACCAGCATCGTGACAGGTACGTTACAGCCACGGCTTCAACGGCTTAAGAAGGGGGATTTATTATGGCTATTAATAGAGCTAGTATTAACAAAGAACTCCTTCCAGGTCTTAATGCTATTTTTGGGTTGGAGTACGGAGAAGTAAATAATGAACATCAAACTCTCTACGAGGTAGAGAATTCGGATCGGGCGTTTGAGGAAGAAGTCCTCTTCACCGGATTCGGAACTGCTCCTACCAAGGGAGAGGGTGCGGCTGTTTCTTACGATGATGCACAGGAAAGCTACACGGCTCGGTATACTGCCGAGACCGTAGCGTTGGCCTTTGCTATTACCGAGGAAGCAATGGAAGATAACCTGTATGATACGTTTGCAAAGCTTCGTGCCAAAGGTTTGGCCCGTGCGATGGCAAATACCAAGCAGGTCAAGGCTGCAAATCTTTTCAACAATAGTTTCTCTGATACTATTGGTGATGGCGTGGCTTTCTTCTCGGACTCTCATCCAACAGTGGCGGATGGCAATCAGGATAATCTTCTGGCGGCTTCCGATCTCGCAGAATCAACTCTAGAGACGGCTCTTACTGCCATTCAGAAAACCAAGGATGATCGTGGTATTCTGATTGGTGCGAGTGCGGTGTCTCTGCATATCCCAGTTGATTACTGGGCGGTAGCTGATCGTGTTCTGAGCAGCCCCGGCAACACTCAAACGAGTGCGGCTGCTGCTGATCCGAATACAAATGCGATCAATGCTATTCGTCATATGGGTATGGTTCCTGAAGGCTATCACATCAATCGTCGGTTTACCGACACTGATGCATGGTTTGTCAAGACTGACGTTCCGAACGGTACTAAGATGTTTATTCGTTCGCCACTTCAGACTAAGATGGAGCCAGACTTTGATACTGGCAATCTCCGGTTCAAGGCACGAGAGCGTTACAGCTTTGGTGTTTCGGATTGGCGTGGCTGGTACGGTAGTGCTGGTTAGTAACTCTAGTAGAGGGAGTGGTATAATGCCACTCTCTCTTTACTACTATAAGGAGTGATCTGAATGGCGATTTCAGTTAAACCAAGAGAGCCAAAATCTAAATTTAAATCTAAAGGTAAGTCGTTTACGAAGGATTTAGTTTATACAAAGCGTGGTCGTAGCGTAAAAAGAGGATTAAAAGGTAAAAAGTAAAGGGGAAATGTAAATGGCTACAAATATCAAAGTTGCTATAGCCACAGGTGATGCAGTACTTAAATATGTGGATACAGATACCACGGTTGGCAACAATGGTGGGGGTGATAGTCCTGTTCCAACCGTTACTCGTATTCTTTCTATTCATGCCTTGGCAACTGCTGCTGGTCTTTACACTGTTAAGGGACAGCGACAGATTACAAATAAGACAGCCGAAGGACAGGCCATACAGTTTCAGGTAGCGGCTAATGAAGCTTCTGATATCTATATGGGTGAGATTGGTGTTCCTGTATACGGAGTTGTGAGCGTTTCCGGTCCTACTGATGGCTGCGTTCTTACTGCATTCATAGGCTAATAATGCCTAATTTTTCGTATCTTAAAACAGATCTGATTAATACAACGGAAAATGATTCTTCAGACTTTTCTTCACAAGTTTCTGTCTTTGTAAAGAAAACAGAATATCGTATGATTAAGGATCTGGATGATGCAGGTCTGAATGAATATTCAGCAATTACTCTGACGGCAGGACAATGCACAGTATCTTTGCCGAATGATCGTGTTCGTGTTGTTCGCAATGTGAATTATACTACCAGTGCATCTAGTGTTCGAGTCAATCTTCTTCAAAGAACAATGGAATATGCAATAGACTACTGGCCTGTAAGTAGTTCTACAGGTAATCCTAGATATTATTCTGTACGAAATAATACACAGATTTATGTAGTTCCGACACCTGCTTCTACCTTGACAGGGGAGATTCAAACTGAATCTATACCTCTGGCTTTGGCATCAGCCACAGGAACAAGTGCTACCATAAGTAATTACTTCAGTGAGTTTTGCTATGAGGCATTATTTGCTGGATGTATGGTTGAGGCAACAATGTACATGAAAGATTGGAATACTCTTCCAGCATGGCAACAGCAATACCAGAGTTCTATCGATTTATTACGTAATCAGGCTAGAAGGACTAGGCAAGATGATATGGAAATTGCAGCCTCTCCTGCTGGTGGCCCCGATACAATTATGCAAGGATCAAGTTAATGGCAGATAAATTTGGTAAGAGAACACATGCAGAAAGAACAAAAGATTTTGAATCTCATAAACGAAAAGGAAAGAAAGCTCCTCCTCATCCACATGTTGGACGATTAAAATCAAAAGCAATTCAAGATAGAATTGAAAAAGCAGCTAGAAGCTATCCACTATCAAAGAAAAAATCTAAGGTAAAATCATTTCCTAGAGACTATATTGAGAGAACTCCTAAAGTAACTAGTCCTCCTCGTCCAAAAAGGAAACCAAAAGTTATAATATCAGGTCCGGGTGGCCCAAATAATCCAAAAGGAATGAAAGATGATCTTTCGATTTGGGGAGTTAGTGATGAAATTATTTCTGGACTTAGTGGTTCGGACTTACGTAAAGCTTGGAAAGCTCAGAGAAATATAATGGAAAGTAGGAAAGAAGGAGGAAAAGCTATGAAGAAAAAAGGTGGTAAAGTTCTTTACAAAAGACATGGTGGTATGAGTCATGTTGGCTTATCTCCTGCCGAGGAAGCACGGGCTGGTACAATGTCTGAGGCTGAACGAGCTAGATATATGCAGGGAGGTGGTCCTATACATACTACATTT